CCATTCAGGACTACACACCCGTACGCGGGAACGATAAGATTACTCGGGTTAATGCGGTAGCTGACCTGTTTGCTTCAAAAATGATATGGGCACCAAAGATGCGGTGGGCTGAAGAAGTCATAGAAGAGTTTGCTTCTTTCCCTGCTGGAGAGCATGATGACCTAGTAGACGCCATGACGCAGGCGTTACTTAGATTTAGACAGGGTGGCTTGGTGCGCTTAACGAGCGATGAGCCAGATGAGCCTAGGGAGTTTAGGCGGCGGGGCAAAGGATATTATTGAAGGATGAGCTATGGCTATTGAGAAAAGTTTGTTTGGAGCGCCGATGGGGCTTGCGAATTTGACGCAAGAGCCGGATATTGAGATTGAGATCGAGGATCCCGAGAGTGTAGAGATCCGTGCTGGTGGGTTGGAGATTGAGATCGGTAAGGGTGGTGGAGAAGGTGTTAAAGACTTCACGACAAACTTAGCCGAGCATTTAGATGCACATGAACTTACTACCTTAGCTGAAGAGCTTATTGATAACTTCACACAAGACAAAGACTCCCGCAAAGACTGGGAGAAGACGTACAAAGATGGGCTGAAGCTACTGGGGTTAAAGATTGAAGATCGAACAGAACCGTGGCCCGGTGCTTGTGGTGTGTTTCACCCGTTATTGTCGGAAGCGGTTGTTCGGTTCCAAGCCGATGCCATTATGGAGACTTTCCCGGCATCAGGCCCTGTTAAGACACAGATTATTGGCAAACTTACACGTCAGAAGGAACAAGCAAGTATTCGTGTCAAAGATGACATGAACTACAAGCTCACGGTAGGGATGTCTGAGTACCGTGCCGAGCATGAAAGGATGTTGTGGAGCCTTGCGCTGGCGGGTTCCGCGTTTAAAAAGGTCTACTTTGACCCTAATCTAGACAGGCAAGTGTCTGTTTTTGTCCCGGCTGAGGACTTTGTTATTAGTTATGGAGCCTCTGACCTTCGCACGTGCGGTAGATACACGCACATCATGCGTAAAACCCAGAACGACGTTAAGAAATTACAGGTTGCTGGGTTCTATAGAGACGTAGAACTGCCCGATCCTGATCAGATGCCTACTGATTTTAGTGAAATGGATCCTGAGGACGACGCCTCAACCATCATTCAGGACGATAGATATCTCATCTTAGAGATGCACGTTGACTTGGATATTGAGGGAGACCCGCTAAGGGATGAGGATGGGATTGCGATTCCCTATGTCATAACGATTGAGAAGTCCTCAAACACAATTTTATCAATCCGCCGCAACTGGAACCCGGATGACAAGCTGCGTCTTAAGCGGATGCACTTCGTTCACTATATCTACATCCCTGGTTTTGGCTTCTACGGCTACGGTTTAATCCACTTAATTGGTGGTCATACTAAATCTTCCACTTCTTTGCTGCGTCAGTTGGTAGATGCAGGCACATTGTCAAATCTGCCGGGTGGTTTAAAGACCCGTGGGCTGCGAATTAAGGGTGACGACACCCCGATTGCCCCTGGAGAGTTCCGAGATGTAGACGTAGCAAGCGGAAAAATCAGCGAAAACATCACTTTTTTGCCGTACAAAGAGCCAAGTCAGACGCTTTTGGCCCTTATGGACAATATTGTGGGGCAGGGCAGGGCTTTGGCGGCAGTTGCAGAGCTGAAAATCCAAGATGTCAACAAAGAAACTCCGGTTGGTACGACATTAGCGCTGTTGGAGCGGTCTTTGAAGGTCATGTCGGCTGTTCAGGCACGGATACATGCCTCAATGAAGCTAGAGTTTGGTCTTTTGAAGGAGATCATTGCCGAATTTGCGCCTGAGGAGTACGAGTACGAACCAGATGGGGCCTTTGATGGGTTGATTGAGGCCTCTCGCGCAGACTATGACTTAGTTGAGGTAGTGCCGGTTTCTGATCCAAACGCTTCAACCTTTAGCCAACGGGTTATTCAGTACCAAGCAGCGCTTCAGTTAGCTAATACTGCACCGCAACTCTACGATATGGCTCAGTTGCATAGGCAGATGCTTGAGACGCTGGGTATGCGTAATGTTCAAAAGATATTGCCACTGGATGAGGACAAAAAACCCGTAGATCCTGTGTCGGAAAACATGAACATTATGAATATGAAGCCCGTAAAAGCCTTTTTGTATCAGGATCACGACGCACACTTGGCTGTTCATGTTGCGATGGCACAAGATCCCGTACTCGCTCAGGCTTTGGGGCAGAACCCTCAGGCTCAGGTGATGTCAGCAGCACTTCAGGCGCACATTGCGGAGCACTTGGCGTTCCAATACCGTCAGAAGATCGAACAAGTTATGGGTGCAGCTCTGCCCCCGCCTGATGCCCACCTGCCCGAGGTCATGGAGATTGAGATGTCTCGTGTTGCTGCCCAGGCAGCGCAGATGGTTACGGGTATGAGCAAACAGCAAATGGCGGCTATACAGGCACAGCAAGCCCAACAGGATCCGGTTGTGCAGATGCAACAGCAAGAACTACAACTCAAAGCCGCTGAAGTGCAACGCAAAGCGCAGAAAGATGAGATGGACGCCCAGCTTAGGGCCGCGCAGATTGCGACCGAGCAAATGCGGATTGAGACTCAGGCTGAGATTGATGGTGCCAGACTTGGTGCGCAAATCGCCAAAGACAAGACAGAGTTGGAGTTTAGAGACGGTGTAGAGGCTGTAAAACAAGAAATTGAAGGTACCCGCATGGGGATAGATTTGGCACGTTCTTTAGATCAATCGGAACAACAAGCGCAAAGGCCAAAGAAAAAGGAAACTAAATAATGACAACACCCCAGTCTTTTGAAGAGATCATTCGTAAAAAGATTAGAGAACATATGAATAATTACGCCGATGACTTAGCTACCGGCGGCGCAAAGGATTACCCCGACTACAGGTTTCAGGTTGGGGTTATTCAAGGATTAGCTATGGCTGAGCGCGAAATCCTTGATCTTGTTGAAACCGCGAGAAAGGCAGAAGATATATGACATCCCGCATAGGAGCGATTGATAAAGAAGCGACACTTAAGAAGGCTGAAGAAATTGGGGAGATTAAAATGCCCCAGCCCGTTGGTTTTAAGGTACTAATTACACTACCTAGGATCGAAGATAAAGTTGGCGACTCGGGAATTATTCTTGCGGATACCACCAAACGGGCCGAGGAAGTGGCTTCGTGTTTAGGGTTTGTTTTAAAACTAGGCGATTCTGCCTATGCAGACAGGGATAAATTCCCAAACGGTCCGTGGTGTAAAGAGGGCGATTTCGTCATTATGAGAAACTACTCTGGCACTCGGTTTTTAATTGATGGACAAGAGTTTCGCTTGATTAATGACGATCAGGTTGAAGCGGTTGTTGATGATCCTCGTGGTTACACACGTGCGTAAGGAGTAAATGATGGCAAATCAAGAAATAGTTACCACCCTTGAAGAAATTAACCAGCAGATCGCTAAAAAACCAGATCTACCTGAAGTAGAACCAGAAGGCGCACAAATAGGTTTTCCTCCAGAACCAAAGGAGGCGCCGAAAAAAGCAGCCAAAGAAAAGATTGAAATAGAAGTTGTTGACGATACTCCGCCTGAGGATCGTGGGCGAAAGCTTATGAAGACTCCGCCAAAAGAGGGCGATGAGATTGATGAGGTCAACGAAAAAGTCCAGAAGCGCATGGATGAGCTTAAACGCGCTTATCACGAAGAGCGCAGGGCTAAAGAGCAGGCAGCTAGGGAGCAGGCAGAGGCCCTGGCGTACGCCAAAGCTTTGGTTGATGAGAACAAAAAGCTGCAAAAACGCCTTAGTGCCGGTGAGCAGGTACTGGCAAAAGAAGCTCAGTCAAAAGCTGAACTTGCTCTTAAATCCGCCAAAAGATCTTTGCAGGAAGCCCAGGAAAGTGGGGATTCGGAGAAGGCTGCTGATGCTATGTCCGAGATCACTAGGGTAACTATGGAGCAGGAAAATTGGAAAAAGTTCCAGCCTACCCAATTACCCGATGATCCCCCTGCCACTTTACAACCCCAAAATAATGCTGTAACTTATCAGCAAGCTACTCAGCAGCAGGCAGTTCCTCCAGATGAGAAAGCCCTTGCTTGGTATAACAGAAATACCTGGTTTGGGGTGGATGAGGAAAGAACGGCTTTTGCTTATGGGCTGCACCAGAAATTAGTCAATGAAGGGATTGATCCCCGAACTGACAAATACTACGAGCGTATTGAAGCTCGGCTTCGGCAAGTTTTTCCCGAGAAATATTCTTCGGAAACGTCAGATGACTCTGATGAACAAGAAGAAGATCCTCAGCAGAGACGGACGGAAAAACGCCAACAGGCAACGGTGGTAGCACCGGCGACACGAACGACCTCAAGTAAAAAGATTGTTCTCACCAAATCACAGGTGGCAATAGCTCGGCGCTTGGGTGTCCCCTTGGAAGTTTATGCGAAACATGTTGCTATGCAGGAGAGTAGATAATGGGAAATCGTACTGATCGTGAACTTGAGTCGCGGGAGCGTCAGTCCCGTTCGTCTACTCCAGCCTATAAACCTGCCAGTCAGCTACCTGATCCTTACGAACAGGATGGTTACACGTTTAGGTGGGTTCGCACAGCAATCTTGGGACAGCCCGACACTCGGAATGTCTCCACGCAACGTCGTGATGGATACGAGCCTGTAAAGGCGGAGGATCATCCCGAGTTGATGCTTTCGATGGACCATCATTCAGGGGCCAGTGGAAATGTCGAGATTGGCGGTTTGATGCTTTCTAAAGCTCCGACAGAGCGAGTAAAAGCACGTCAAGCCTATTATGAAGGTGTTAACGACCAACAAATTCGTTCAGTTGATAACACTTTCATGCGGGAAAGCGATCCGAGGATGCCTCTTTTCTCTGAGAAGCGTTCTGAGGTGAGTTTCACTAAACGTTAATTTTTTAGGAGTTAAACATGGCTTACCCTACTGTAGACAAGCCCTACGGGCTTATTCCGATCAATCTGATCGGCGGTCAGGTGTTTGCTGGAGCTACCCGGAAGCGTCGTATTGCTAGTGGTTACAATACGAATATCTTCTTCGGTGATCTGGTAAAGCTGACTACTGACGGAACGATCGTTCTTGCTAATGAAACCTCTACTGGCCCTTCTACGGGTTTTGCTGGTGTTTTCCTTGGCTGCAACTTCATCAACTCTTCTACTAAGCAGTTGCAGTTTCAACAGTTTTATCCAGCCAATACGACGGCCCCTACTGGCACGTTCATTGAGGCTATTATTGCTGATGATCCTGACACGCTGTTTAAGGTAGTTGTGGTATCCGGCACAACCGTTGTTACCGGCGTTCAGTACAGCGCCATTGGCGAAAATGCTGATCTTGTACAAAACGCAGGTTCAACGACTACTGGTAATTCGGCTGTTGCTATTAACGCAACTACCGGAACTGCTCGGACCAAACCAATCCGCATCGTGGATGTTGTTCCTGATACCTCTTACATTTCCAGTGGAAATGTTCTGTTCCCTGAGGTAATCGTCAAGATCAATGCTCCGTCTGTTGATGAAGATGGCGTACCGTCTGGCGGTCATATGTACAACAACCCGCTGGGTATTGCTTAAGGAGCTAAATCATGGCTATTTCACGTGCACAACTGCTTAAAGAACTCCTTCCTGGCCTGAACGCCCTGTTCGGTCTGGAGTACGCTCGTTATGGTGAAGAGCACAAAGAGGTTTATGAAACTGAAACTTCTGAGCGTTCTTTTGAAGAAGAAACCAAACTGTCCGGCTTTTCTGCCGCTCCGGTTAAACCCGAAGGTCAGGCAATTGCGTATGACAACGCACAAGAAGCTTGGACGGCTCGGTATACCCACGAAACCATTGCTTTGGGTTTCTCAATCACTGAAGAAGCGATTGAAGATAACCTGTATGACAGCCTCTCGTCTCGTTATACCAAATCTTTGGCTCGTGCTATGTCCTATACCAAGCAGGTTAAGGCTGCTGCAGTTCTGAATAATGGCTTCTCTGCCTCCGTTACTTACGGTGATGGTCAGCCTCTGTTCTCTACGGCTCATCCGCTGGTTTCTGGTGGTGTCAACAGCAACCGTCCTTCGACTAATTCTGACCTCAACGAGACTTCTCTTGAGAACGCAGTGATTCAAATTGCTGCATGGACGGATGAACGCGGTCTGTTGATTGCCGCTAAACCCAAGAAGCTGGTTATTCCTCCTGCACTGATGTTCGTTGCCACTCGTCTTCTAGAGACAGAGCTGCGTGTTGGCACTGCGGATAACGATATCAATGCGTTAAAGAGTAACGGCTCCATTCCTGAGGGTTATACGGTTAACCACTGGTTGACTGATACTAACGCTTGGTTCCTAACCACTGATGTTCCCAATGGTATGAAGCACTTTGTGCGAACCCCCATGGCTACGTCAATGGATGGAGACTTTGATACCGGCAACGTCCGTTACAAGGCTCGTGAGCGCTATTCGTTTGGCGTTTCCGATCCTCTCGGCATTTTTGGGTCTCCCGGTTCGACCTAAGTAGTTAGAAGAAAAGGGGCTTGCGCCCCTTTTCTTTTTGTTGTATGTTGTGTTTGACCCAAGATTTTTACCCATGCAGACTGGCTTGGCAGACTTAGTAGAGACTGTATGGGGATGTGCTACTACACGAAAGGAATGTCATGGCACGTACTACTTTTCAGGGGCCAGTGCGGTCCCTTGGCGGCGTTTATCAACAAGGTGCGGATTCAGTTGTAGCAATTACTTCCAGCACTACACTTACTCCAGAAGAACACGGCGGACGGATTATTTCCGTTGGCGGCACGTTGGCGTCAAATCTTACTTTGACATTGCCAACAATTGTGACCACGGCTAACGCTGCTTCTGCTGGCCCGGGGCCAGATCCTAATACGCTAAACAATCAAGGCGTGGTCTACACCATCTGGGTTCCTACCACAATTGCAACCTCATCGTTGAAGATTGGAACTGATGGAACAGACAAATATGTTGGTTCTGTGCTTTCAATAGATACCGATTCATCAGATGCTGCTCGTGGTTTTGTTTCAGGTGCTACAAATGACTTTATTAACTTTAACGGTGGCACCACTGGCGGTATTGCTGGGACATGGGTGCAGATTTTTGCCATAGCTGCATTAAAGTACATGGTTACCGGCGTAGCACTTGGATCAGGAACTGTAGCAACTCCGTTTGCTGACTCCTGATTAGGAGGCCAACATGGCTATGCAAACTGATGTACAGGCCAGTGTACCAATCACTGGTGATGGGTTATTTACTGACCAAGCGGCGAACAACCTTGGCAGGACTCGGGTAAAAAGCATCTACATTGTGCCGGGGGGTTCAGCAGGAAGCGTGGTGTTTAAAGATGGCGGTTCAGGCGGTACAACCGTTATGACCGTAAACACT